TTGCAGATATTTGGCGTAGCCAACACCACTTTAAAGCTATTAGGTGTGATGGTGTTGGCTACGCCAAATATCTGCAAGGTTTTCTCCAGCTTAGACCCACCAGGCTGGGTTGTAATTACTGTAATTGGGTCAAAAAAATCCAAGTTTAGAGCTGCAACTATGCCTGTATCGTAGTTAGGTGTGTGTAGGTCGAGCTCAATAGCATCGCATCGGATCGTAGTCTCAGCCCTGCTGGCTACATAAGCTCTGGCATAATCTAGGGCTACAGCATCGGTCTGCATTAGCAGGTCTTGTAGGTTATAACTATGGATAAAGTATTTGTCAATAGATGGCTGATTAATGGCTGTCTGTGGACTACCGCCTGATCTAGTTACTGTGGCTGAGTTAAAAATAAGATCATCGTTTAGTTTCCATTGAGCGTTAGCGTATGGGATGCCAGTGCCATCATCTGCAAAAACTGTAGGCGTATCACCAATAGAAGCTGTGGCAGTTAGTCGATCCTTAAATACAAACGAGCCGTCAAAATCAACATAGATAGCGCCATACTCGGATTCTGACACAATTTGCATCGCACCTAATGAAGTCCGTGGAGTGCCTGGGTCTGCCTGTAATGTAGTTTGACCTGGATCTATTTGGCGCATTGTTGCAGGCCAGTCGATTTCATCTAAAATCTGGTTAATTCTTGTGCCAGACAAGTCACCAGCAGTAGCACCTGTAACCGTGCTTATCTGTGCATTCTGTGCAAGCCTCATAGCATCTACAGCTGTGATAGTTGTATAGGCAACCTCTGTAGCATCTTTAGGTTGTGTGTTTACATAGGATGTTATAAAGCCTGAAAATATAGGATACGTAACATTGTTAAAGGTAGCAGTTATCTGCACCTTTTTCATAGGTGTTAATAATCCATAATAAGGGCCTGTTGGGTTAGTCGGATTGAAATCACCATTTTGATCTACTATGCGTAAGGTGCAAGTACCAGTCTGGAATAAATCTGCTAATGCGCTACGGCCTGACTGTGTTTGTATGTAGTTAATTTGATTAGATACATCAACAATAACAGCTGCGCCATCTGCCAATACGTTAGTGCCCAATATACCTGAATCAATTAAAAACGCCTGAGCAAAAGCTGGGCCAGTGCTAAAGTTAATAACAGCGTTTATTGTTGGCACTGCCATTATGAAAGTGACCCAGCAACAGTTATAGATGATCCTTGCTTTTGTAATCTTTGTAATGCTTCTTGCACTGTAGTTAATACTGCATCCTGTGAGATTACTGTGCCTTCTACTGTCAAATTAGTATTATTGTTAATTACAGTAGGTGCAGCGTTAGCGGCAGATGATGGGATAGGTGCAACGTTTCCTTGGTAATAGATGGCTGAGCCTGCATACATTTGCTTGGTGTAATCGGCCTGAGTGACAAGTCTTAACTTAGCCATAGCATCGGCTGTGCTTGATAATTCTGTGCTTAATTTTAAAGCGCTTTTAGCAGCTTCCATCTCGGCTAGATACTTCTTAGCTAAAGCTTCGTTATTGTCTAGTATAGCCAATTTAGCGTTTAGGCGTAATTTAGTCTCGGCATCGGTAGCCTCACCAAGCGCTTTTAATAATCCTATGCGCTCTAGGTCAAACTTCTCACCAAGTTTATCTATCTCTGACTTAGTTTTTAATTTATTAATTTCATCTTGGCGTAATTTGTTAGAAGTTTTTAACCTAGTAATTTCTTTAACACGCTCAATATCTCTAGTAGCGCTAGAGCCTAATTCATAAGTAAAGTTAGAAGTAGGTTTGTTTCTTTGTGCTGCGCCTATTTCTGCAAAACCTGCAAGGTAAGCACCTAATACTGGAATGTTTTTAACATCAAATAAAAATGTGCCGACTTTTCCATCGCCCATTTGTTTTAACTTAGAAATTAAAACTCCTACACCCACAATGGCATCTGCTGTGCTTTGTGCAAAGTTTTTCATAGAGTCAGTAGCGGTTGTAATCCCTGTGTCTTTACCAATTAAAGATATGGCATCTAATAAGCCTTTGCCGATTGTCTCTCTAGCATCTTCAGCTGCGACAGTCAGTAGATCCATTTTGCCAGCATAAGTAGTTAATCTAGCTTGTGCTTGACCAGAAAACTTATTATTAAGTTCACCTAAAATCTTATCCATATCGCCAGTTTTTAGCGTGGCTTTGCTTATACCTGCGCCTAATCTGCTAAGCCCTGCTGTGTTGCCTGAAAATCCACGTGTTAATGCTGCGCTTACCTCTGTTAAAGATCGACCTGTAGCGGCGCTTACATTTAATGCAGTGTTTAATGCTTCTTGGCTTTTAGTGATAGATCCTGTAACAGTTAATAATTGCTGGAATGCTGGGCGTAATTGATCATCTAATACGCCAGTTACTTTCTGTAGGTTGGCTATGTAGTATTCAACAGACGGAACTGCAAAGGCGTTGCCTGTGTTACGTAATTGTATTTCTAAAGATTTGGCGGCCTTCTCATCTTCCATAAATGCAGTAACGGCCCTTTTGCTAAATGCTAGTAATTTTTGAGCTGCAAATACGCTAGCAAAAGTCTTGCCTAGTTTATTGACTGTTTGTTCAAAGGCCGTTAATTCTTTTTTGCCTTTTCTTAATCCTTTATTATCAAAGGTGCTGACTGCGCTTACAATTAAATTGGCCACTATGCTGCCTTGCGTAGTTGAGTTTTATTTTTAAAGTCTGTGGCAACTGTATTAATAGCTTTGACTACGGCAGGAATAACCTTGTTAGATTCTTCAAACCAAGCTCTATAAATTAAGCGACCTCGCTGCTTGCCTTCGCCTTTCATCTGGCTAATTGATTCAGCAGATTCTATAAATTGAATGCCAGCATTAGGATTAAGACTTTGTGAATTGGGTGCGCCTCTGCGATTTTTACGACCAGCGGTTTCAAAGATTGCGCCAGGTGCAGATATGTTGGCTACATAGAATGCAGCTGCAAAACCACTGCGATTGCGCCTATTTGTGCCAGCATTGTATTTAATTAAACTTTTTGCTAGTGAATAATCATAGGCTGGAAATGCCCGATAGTTAATAGTCTCACTAGATGATGTGCCTTTGCCCCAGCCGCTTAATACTTCACTTTGTTTTGGTAAATAGCCACGTGCTTTATCTCGGACAATAAGCATCGCTGTCTTAATATCTTTAGCCATCTGCTTATTAAGCTCTGGCTCTACTTCTCTCATAGCTTTTTGGAGTTGCTTAACGCCGTTTACTACGACTGGCATTTCGGATCTCCTTAGCTCTATCGGTTAGGACTTGTATGATTGCGGCATACATTTCGCTATCCATATCAATAAACTCTTTAGGCGGTATCCCAGTCTCTACACTCAGCTGTGCGATGCTGTAAAGGATTGAATCCCGCTGTGCTATTTTTTTTGGTCGTCTATTACCTCAACATCGTCTAAAGTGTCTAAAAACTCTTCAAACGATAGAGATACCTGACCGCCAGCCTTGCGTAAACATTCCCAAGCTAGCCAATATAAATCTGAATGCTTTTCATCTTCACGCAAGGCCTTGCTAATTCCCATACCTCGTTTTAATTCAAAAGCGTACTCGACACCTGGTGTTATCTTATGCTCTGATACTTCACCATTAGCCCTTGTTATCTTTAGCTTTGCCATTATTACTCCTTAGTTAGAATGCCACCGATGGTGACACTGTTATTGCGGAGTTTACTGTAAAGGACAGACTTGATGTTGCAACCTCAGCCACGCCGCCTTGACCGATTGGGGTCAAGTTATTTACCAAGATTGAAAATTGGTAAGTAGGGTTGGTTGCTGATACGGCAGTGCCCTTAACAGTAATTACTGATACTGAGAGGGTCTTGCCAAAGGCTGCGCTAAGTGTCTCATTTACCTGACCAGCTGCCCAGTCATTGATAAAGTCGATAGTAAATGTGCCTGATTGTAGGCCAGCAACAAACTTATGAGCTGTGTCGCCCATAGCAGTTACCTCTAACTCATCTACGATTTGGTTAATTACAGCATTAGTCACGTATGAGCTAATGTCGATTGATGGTGTGGTTGGTGCAGCATTAGTAGCCAACTTAACACCAACGTTATTATTTAAGTATATTGCCATTGTTATTCCTCGTCTTTCTTAGTTTGTGCAGTTGGTTTTGGTGCATCTTTAATTTGGCCTGTCTTGATTAAGAAGGCTAAGTCTTCTGTGTTTGCCATTGTTTAACTCCAGCTCGTTAGGATTGATACAGTTATTTCTGATGTTAATAAATCTCCACTAGCTGCATTGGTTATAGCTGGAGCGGAGACACTTGATATGTTGTAAACCAGG